ATGGGTCAGCGATGCGTCAACGAGAGGCTGCTGATAATGCAGATCGACCCATCTTCAGCCGGAGTGGCATCCGTGTAATCGACCTGGTTGTAGACGCCGCCGTGGAAGTTCAGCAGCGATGAGCGCCAGGAACTGTCCATGTGGAGACTGCCGGACGACCCGGCCTTGCCATTGCAACTGGCGGTCACGGTCAAAGCGCCCGAGGCGAGCACGCGGATAGTGACGGTGAACTTCGAACCCAGAGGCACGCCTTTGAGCAGGGTGGTATTGATCGGCGTGGCCTGGTCGAACGTTTCGCGGAAGCCCAAGGTGATGTTGCCTTTGCTCCAGAAGACCTTCACTGGCGGGCTGTCATCGTCCTTCACGTGCAGTTGCGAGATCACCACTTTCTGCGCGGAGTTGACCTTCGTGAGTGTCATCTCCTGCATGTTGATGTGTTCGGCCGCGCTTGCCAGAGCCCAGTACACCGGCTCTTTCCACTCGCAGCGGGTGCGGTGTGTGCTTTTGCTCGAAGCACCTTTCGTTGGGGCTGAAAACTGTACTGATCCGTCGGACAGGACAGTGACGACACTGGGGAGCTGAGCGATCGCCTCGGCGCCACTGACCTCCAGTGCTACAGGATTGGTGGAGGAAGTAGCTACGGGAGTGGTTATCGTCAGGTTGTTGATGTTTACGGTCATTGGCACTTCTCCTGATGGTGATAGGGGGGAAGGGTGTCAGCCCCATACGGACTGCGGCTCGGTTGCCGTCGAACCGTTCAGCTTTTTCAGTTGCGAGCTTGGTTGGCTCATGCAGGTGATTTCCCGTCTGGCCCTGTCGCCAAGGCCAGCCAGTGAAATCAAATCACCGCCGTCAGCGTCCGAGTGCCGTCGGCGTGCTGATTGGTGATGCTCATGCCGATGTGATGCGGTGCGCTTCGCTGAATCGCCACGGCGGCCTTTCTGAAGCGATCATCGAAAGCGCCTTCACCATCAGGCAGATGGGAGGTGCAGGTCAGGCGAGAGCAATCTTCGCCGTTCGGGCCTTCACCGTCGTGGGCGATGTTGAAGCTGGCGATCATTGCAATGCCGTGTTCACGGCACATGCCGATGATGCTTTGCATCAGCGGACTGATTTGGTCGTCGTAGATTTCTTCTTTGTTCACGCGAATGCCCTCGGGTTGATTTCCCGGCAGCCACTCATAGGAATGGCTGCTAGCGAAATCACCAGGAGCGTGGGCGGTGCATCAGCTCAAGGATCAGCGCCTTCTCGTAACCGGGAACGAGGCAGTTGCAGGTATTGTTGATGCGGTCGGACTTCACGGCGACGCGGGCTTTGCGGAATTGCTTGCGGTTCATGTTGTGTTCCTCCAGTGGATTCCCCCTGATGCGCCCCGCTTGAGGCGCACCGGGGAATCGTCTGTCATGCGGAAGCTTTGCAGTCGGCTGCAGTCATGCGCTGACCGTCTTCCAGCTCGACCACGCACACGCCGTTGCGATACCCGCGCTCCGTGTTGAGCCGGTTCGCCTCGCGGATGCAGGCACTTAGGTCGTTGTCGGTGAACACCTGCAGCTCGCCGCGCAGCGTGATGCGAAGGACCTTGTTCATGCCGCATTCAAAGCCTGCTGGGCCAGCAGTTCAGTCACAGCCTCGGACGGTGTGCAGCTATCGGCGTAGAAGTCATGCAGGTCGCTTTCTTCCTGCGAGCCCAGGGCGACCTGGTGGCCGAGCAGTTGGGATGCCTTGTCGATCCAGCGGTAGTAGGTGCGCTCTTGAGCGTCGGCGCGGCATTCATCAGCCGCCATGGTTGCCATGTTGAACATCGTGAATCCCTCCGGTTGATTTCCCGGGTGCCACTCATGGAATGGCACCTGGTGAAATCCCGGCCTCGCTACTGGCGACAGGCCGGGGTATTGCATCAGCGGTGATCGCTCGAGCTCAGCCGCCGACGGCCCTGCTCTCAGTTAGGTTGGCCTTGAGCTTCCCTATCACCTCGCGTCGATCGGCCTCGGCGTGGTGTCATGGGGGTAGGTGTTCGCTACACGACTGCCGACTGCAGCTCTGCGGCCCATTGAGTGGGGCAGTCCGTCGTGAGTTGCCGGTCCGTGTTCCGGCTGGGCTTGCTACTTCATTGGCTGATTCCTCCTCTGTCGTTTGTTCCGCCCCATGCGCGTCACCGCGGCTATTCCCACCTGGCCGGGTCACACATTTCGTGTTCGGTGTTCTTCCCGACTGGCTTGCATGGTTTGGCGTCCTCCCATGAGGGGAGTCCGGCAGCTATCCAGAGGCTGCGTGGTCGACGACTTAGCTTGTCCCGACCCAGGTAATGGCCTGGGTGCGTCGAGGTGGTCACGTCTGGTTGTGTAAAGAGCGGTGGCTTGGTGGCCACGGCGCTGCGTTATCGGCGGCGACAGGTGGAATATAGGTTCACCCATATTCTGTGTCAACGGGTATTCCCATAATTTTATGGGTGGGCGAAAAAAAGCCCGCTCAAATCGGCGGGCTTCGAGTGGAGGGGTTGCTAATCCTGAGGGGGGAGAGTCCAGGCAATCTGGACGTGACCATCCTCCCGGAGGGATACGGTCACATTGTCATTCTCGGAAATCTCATCGAGAAGCCTGTCCCAGTCGGCCTGGCGGTCGCTTGGAATTCGCTCTAGAAGGGCTGCCTGCGCCTTCTGTGCACGAGGGGAGTTGATAGCCGCCTGTATGCGAAAACCAAGCAAATCGAATGTTGTTGGTGCCGATGGTGGGATAGCTTTTGCCTTAGACATAGTGCAATTCCATTCACTGTATGTGCATACAGTAATTGCAAGTTGGATGGCTGTCATCTGACAGAAATACGCACAGGTTCAAGTCTTGAAATGCTCGATCTAGTGGCTTTCCAGGCTGAACAGGCCGGAATGTGTAAACTTTTCGCGCAGGTGCTTTCAATAGGCGAAAAAAAGCCCGCAGGTAGCGGGCTCTCGGTGCGCAGTAAGTGCTTTAAATTCGCCCAAGAACTTTGCTGGGGCCAAGGATTGCACCGACGTAATGGATGGTTTCGATTTCTGTCCATGCCACCATCCGGCGGTCTCCGTAGGCAGCGTTGATGGACATCAGACTTACGCCTTCTTCGTTTTGGAAGAGGAGCTCTTTGACCATGCTTTGACCGTCGGTTGTCGTGACCATCACGTACTCACCAGGAACAAGCCGATGATTTGGCTCGCACACCGCCACCCAGCCGCTACGGATGGCTGGAGCCATTGAGTCCCCGCGCAGCCTTAGGGCGTAGGCATCGTCATCCTTTGAGTACGTCTCAACCCAGCCGCCTGAGTTATCCAGGCTGAGCCAATGGCCGTCAGGGCCTAGCTGTGCAGTACCCACGATGTCGATCCTTCGAGGCGCTGAGATGATTGGCGGGCCTGCCTCAACGTTTCCATCACCTGGAATCATCGGGCCCTCCTCATTGGCAAGCCAAATAGGGGAGACGCCGCACGCTTTGGCGATCTGAGCCATGAACGAAGTGGCCTTTGATTTGCCCCGCTCAAGGTCAGAGATCGAGGTCTGTGTCATGCCCGCAGCAGCAGCCAACTGAGCCTGGTTCAGTTGAGCGTGCTTTCTTGCGAGCTTCAATCGTTCTTTGAATTCCATCCCCCGAGTATTACGGGCGCTCCCATATGGTTGCAAATCGGATTCCCCATAAACTACTATACGGGAAAACCCATATGGAGTGGTGTCATGACCTCTGTTTACAAGGACCTCGTCGCCCACTTCGGGACGCAGGAGGTTACCGCTGAGCGACTCAGTGTTGACCAGAGCACAGTCTCTGGCTGGGTGCGCGGTAAGCACGGGATGTCTCCTGTGGTGGCTAAACGAGCCGAGCGACTCACTGACGGCAAGTTCAAGAAGGAAGTTCTTTGCCCTGGCTTCCCGTGGGACGAAGTTGCCTGACGAGATGAAGTATGCGTGACCTGGCATTGCGCCAGTAGATGACCAAAACACCTGCAAATCCATCCAGTACTGGAAAGGCAGGCAAAAAAAAACCGCCTGGCAGGGCGGCTTCTCTACAACAAAGATCGAGGTCGATTATGCACCGCAGGGACGATGCAGGCAATACCACGCATTCCACGTCAGGTTTTTGCATTTCGCCAAATCTGACGCGTCAGGCTGTAAGTGATGGAGGGCGTTCGTAATGGCACGTATCCGCACCATCAAGCCTGAGTTCTGGACCAGTGAACAGGTCATGGAGTGCTCGGCGATGGCTCGACTCCTGTTCATCGGGATCTGGAACTTCTGCGACGACGCAGGCAACCATCCGATGTCCCCCAAGACCATCAAAGCTCTAGTTTTCCCTGGCGACGACATCACCGCGTTAGCAGTGGAAGGGCTGCTCGCTGAGCTGGTATCGAACCGACTGATTACCCTCTACGAGGCGGCATCGAAGCAGTACCTGCACGTCAACGGATGGCACCACCAGAAGATTGATAGACCTACTGTAAAGCACCCTGAATTCGTTGAGCCTTCGCCGAGCGCTCGCCGAGAAGTCGGCGAAGGCCCGTCTAGCGGTGATCGAGTCCTCACCCCCGGAAGGGAAGGGAAGGGAAGTAATACACACTCTCCGCGTGAGCCGTTCGCGATGTTCCTCGACTGGATTCCCGACCAGGTTCAGCTTGAGGCTTACGCCAAGCGTTCCGGGGTAGCTATCGAGGAGTTCTCGGAAAAGGCCATTTCGGGTTTTGTCGTCCATCACGACGCGAAGGGGCTGGCCAAAACTGAGAGCCAGTGGATCGCCGACCTAGTTGGTTGGAGAAAGCGCGACCTTGCGAATGCCGCGAAGGTCGTTCCTCTGCGGGCAGGATCTGGTGGCCAGCAGCTCGACGACAGCGATACGTCGTGGATCGAGCAAGGAAGCGCCCAATGAACCCAGTCGCAGTTGTCACTCATGGCCTATGGGCCAAGGTCCAGTCCGGCCAGCACATCCCTACTGGATATGAGCTGCCCGATGACGTGAAGGCCGAACTCAATCGGAAGACTGCGGAGGTGATCAACGACCTGTTCCGCGATCTGCGCTCGATCTGCACCGCCTGGAAGCAGGCTTGGCCAGACCAGGCCACCTACAACGCGTCCAAGCAGCAATGGCTTACCGCGTTTCTGGAGGCTGGAATCTGCAAGCCCGAGCAGTTGCAGTTTGGGCTGATGCGCTGCCGCCAATCGGGGGCGCCGTTCATCCCGCCGCCCGGTGAGTTTATCCAGTGGTGCCAGCCGTCACCAGAGATGCTCGGTCTGCCGGCCTTGGCGGCCGCTTTCCGCGAAGCAACTCGCAATGCCCATCCTGCGATGGCTGGCCGGGGCAAGTGGAGTCACGACGCGATCTGGCACGCGGCCAAGGAATGCGGCTTCGAGAACCTTAACAAGCTGCCGTCCGATGCCAGTTCGAAGCTGTTCGAGCGCAACTACAGCATTGCGGTTCGTCGGCTGATGGCTGGGGAGCCGCTGCAGAAGATGCCACTAGCCCTTCCCGCAGAGGTTGCCGCACGCAGCACCCCGCAAGTCGGAAACTCTGCCCTAGCCGCCATGCGTGCCCGCTTGGCGGGGCGCCGATAAATAAACCTGCAAGGAGGCGATCTTGTGCGCCAAACAAAACTGACCAAGGCCGCCCGTGGCCGGGAGTGCCAAGTGCGCATCCCGGGCGTGTGCAACGGCAACCCGGAAACCACCGTTCTGGCGCACTACCGCATGGCCGGCACCTGCGGCGTGGGTCGCAAACCGAACGACCTGCAGGGCGCTTGGGCCTGCAGCGCCTGCCATGACGCCTGTGACGGCCGTAGCCGGCAAATCGACCGTAGCACTGCCCGCCAGTACCACGCCGAAGGCGTGATGCGGACGCAGGCTCAACTGATCAGCGAGGGGGTTCTGGTCGCATGAATGCTCCCGCCCTTCGCCCGTACAAGACCAAGGTTTCCCGCGCCAAGCCCGTGGACAGGGAAGGGCAGGAACAGGCTGCCCTGCTCGAAGAGATCCAGCTGCGCTATCCCGAGGTGTTCGAGCTGATCTACCACGTCCCGAACGGCGGTCACCGGCACAAGGGCGTGGCGCTGAAACTCAAGGCCCAGGGCGTGAAGGCCGGCATCCCCGACCTGGTGCTGACCATGGCCCGAGGCGGGTACTTCGGTCTGTACATCGAATTCAAGGCGACCGTTGACCCGGCGCCTGTCTCCTCCAGCCAGCAAGCGTGCATTCGCCGGCTGAACGACCAAGGCTACCTGGCCGTTGTGTGTCAGGGGCATTTCGACGCCATGGAGTGCCTGAGGGCGTACCTGGCCCTGCCTAAAACGGAGGTTGCAGCATGACCAACACCGCCGCTGTGAAAATCAGCGATGCAGAGATTCGCCGGCAGGCCGCCGGCCAGGTGCGCGACCTGCGTGCCCTGGGCAATCACGGCCTGTATTTTCGGTTCCACCGTTCCCGTGAGCGCGGGTCCTGGTACCTGATCCACAAGGGTAAGTGGAACCTGATCGGCTCGTACCCAGAACTGAGCGCCGCCAAGGTGGCCGCAGCGCTGCCGGATATCCGTCTGCGACTGGAGGCTGGCGAAGGATCGAGCTTATCGAGCTGGGTGCTGACTGGTGAGCTGCTGTCCTGGTTCGCTGAGCGCATGTCCCGTGACCGCAACCTGTCGGGCAAGCGCAAGAGCACGGCGGCGTCGGCTATCAAGCAGCACCTGGTGCCTCGCTTGGGCGAAATCCCGCTGGCCCAAATCGACAAGGCGCTGCTCGATCGCGAACTGATGTGGCCACTGCAAGAGTCGCTGTCGATCGACTACGTGCGCCTGGTGTTCCAGCTGCTGGCACTGGCCTTCCGGCAGGCCACCAAGCTCGGCCTGCTCAGCTCCAATCCCATGGTCGGCATTCGCTTTGGCGACTTCTCGAAGGCCAAGGTCACGGTCAAGCCGTCGCGGCTGCGCGGTGTGCACCTGGAAGACCTGATGTCGCGCATGAAGAGCACCCTGGCGAACCTGCCGCAGCATGGCGTACTGGCCCTGGTGATGCTGTGCCACGGTACCCGGCTGGGTGAAACCCGACTGGCCCGCTGGAACCACATCAGCCTGGCCGAGCGGGAGTGGTTCATTCCTGCCGAGCACACCAAGACCGGCGTTCAGCACCGACTGCCACTGACCGACCAGGTGCGCTTCCTGTTGATGGCTTACCGCGAGATCCAGCGCAACCAGGGATATGACGGCCAGTTCCTGTTCCCGGGCCGACAGGGCAAGCCTATGAGTGAAGCGAAGGCCTCTGCTGTGTTCACGGTCATGGGGCAAGGCGAATGGACCAGCCACGACCTACGCAAGCTGGCCCGCACCGGCTGGGCTGACCTGGGTGTTGACCACCTGGTGGGCGAGCTACTGATCAACCATGCCATGGGCCACAACGTGAAGGTGTACATCCAGTCCGACGTCATGGCCCGCAAGCGTGAGGCGCTGGAGAAGTGGCACGCACACCTTGATCAGAAGGGTTTCGAGTCGGTTCACGGCTTGACCGGTGATAGATCAATGGATTCATGGATTCTCTCGCGGGCGGCAGAACGTGCGGGTTTCGATGGATTTCCGGTATCCACCATAAGCGAGGATTCAAAGTGACAGGGAAGAGCCGCGGCCCCGCCTTCAAGAAGGCTGTGATCGAGTTGGCTCAGTGCCCTTTGTGCCGTGGGAGAGCGGTCACCAAGGGTGTCTTCTACGAACTGCCATGCGACCACTGCAACGCCTCGGGCTTTGTGGCGGCTGCAACTGGCGAGGCCCTGGCCTTGGATGAACTGGTGACCCAGCTCAGCATGGCCCTGCAGGCCGCGCGCCGGCAGATCGAGCAGTTGAAGAACCCTCAGGCAACCGGGCCTGAGGCGACATATCAGGGAAGCAACCAGCGCGGCGCTGGCGGCACCAACTACACCGGCGATTGAGGGGGAAGGACATGAGCAACGTAGAGAAGTCGGCTGAATACCTGCTGGAGCACTGGGGCCGCTGGGTTGTGTTGGGCTCCGGCGTTTCGTGCTGTGCATCGAGGGAGAACACAATCCTTGACCCCATGATCACGGACGACGACGCCCTGTTCATCGACCGCCTGGTTGGGCGACTGAGCAAGCGCTACGCCGAGTGCGGTCAGGTCATCATCAAGTACTACACCTCCCGAGACACCTCGCTCAGGGATGTCGGCAAGAAACTTGGCTTTGGTGAGGAGAAGACCCGGCAGCTTTGGAAGGCTGGAGTGGCTTGGATCGATGGGGCGATCGATGTTCGGCGCGAGGCCGCTTGACATCCCCGGTCCTCACCCGTATCTTTCATGTTACTTTGCGGTAGGTGCGCGAGAGCAAACTCGCCATCACCAGTATCCCTCCTAGAGCCTCGGCATTTGCCGGGGCTTTTTCGTTTTCGGCTCTACCACGCCCATCGCCCCGAGCTGGGAGTGCTGTTTGGGCCGAATCTATCCCGCTCCCCAAAAGGGAGGAATCGAGATGCCAAACATGCCCGAGAAGGATCCTGGCCTGTGGGCCGCTGTGCTCGCCTGGGTGCTGGCTCACCAGCCTCAGCTGTACACCGGCGGAATGGCTGCCGCCGTGGCCATGTGCCGTGTCATCTACGGCGGCGGGCGCGGTCGTAAGATCGGACTCGAGGGCACGATCTGCGGCCTGATCGCCATCAGCCTGCTGCCAGTGTTGGAGTACTTCGCGCTGCCCCCCAACCTTTCAGTGTTCGCTGGCTGCTTGGTTGGATTCATTGGGGTGGAGAAGCTGCGTGAGTACTCCGACCGGTTCATGAGCAAGAAGGTGGAAGGCTGATGGCCAGGCTAAAGACACTCGGCTCCCGCATCAAGGAGAGCGCAGGTTCTCGGGTCAAGGTGGTGAATCCAGGCAGCTGGCGTAGCGGAATGACCAGCTCCCAGCGCGGCTACGACTACAAGTGGCAGAAGGCCCGAGAGCAGTACCTGCGCGACAACCCGCTGTGCGTCTACTGCGCTCGGCAAGGCCGAACGACAGCCGCCAACATCGTTGACCACATCATTGCCCATCGAGGTGACAAGGATCTCTTCTGGGATCAGGCCAACTGGCAGTCACTCTGCAAGCTTTGTCACGACTCGGTTAAGCAGGCCGAGGAGGCTGCCGGCTTGGTTGGGTGAAATGCCGCAGGTGATGCGAAATCCACCGCGACAACGAGAAGCACGTCAGTGGCGTGCTTCGATGGTGGGGGGGAGGTCAAAATATAGCGATTCTCATCTAGCTAGACCACCTCTGACCCCATGTACAGATTTTTTTCCCCCACAGGATTTTTGTTAAATGGCTTTAACATCCCGCAAGCGTGCATTCATCGCAGCGCTCAGGGAAGGTGCGTCCAATCGGGACGCAGCTGTGGCGGCTGGTTACTCGGAGAAGACAGCGTCTGCGGCGGGCTCTCGCCTGGTGAAGGACAAGGACGTGGCGGCCGAGTTGGCCAAGCTGCGCGCCCTGGGCCTGATGCCGCCAGATGTTAAAGCAGATGTTAAAGCGCATGTTAAAGCTAAGCACGCGCCGGAGCCATCGGCTCAAGCTGAGACGGCGACCGAATCGGCCACTGCGACGGACGAGAATGCCGACCCGGAGCCAGCTGGTTTCGACCTGATGCAGGCACTGCTCCACCGCGATCCGAAGGACTTCCTGTTGTCTGTGATGAACGACCTGGAGTCCGAGCCGAAGCTGCGGGTCGATGCAGCCAAGGCCTTGATGCCCTTCGTGCATCCACGCAAAGGGGAGAGCGGCAAGAAGGACCAGGCCCAGGCCAAGGCTGATCAGGCCTCGTCCGGTAAGTTCGGCGCCCGCCGCGGGCCGCTGCGGTCGGTGAAATAATGGAATGGACAACTGCATGCCCCGACTGGGAGCAGCGCATCGTTGCGCGCCAGAGTCTGATTCCATTCAAGCCGCTGTTCCCAACCGAGGCCGACGAGGCCCTCGATGTGTTCGGTGCGCTCCGCATGGTCGATGCCACCGGCAGCCCGCTGATGTCCGAGACTGTGCGCGACTGGGTCAACCAGTTCGTGGCGGCCATCTTCGGTGCCTACGACCCCGACGAGGGGCGGCGGATGGTCAGCGAGTTCATGCTGCTGATCAGCAAGAAGAACGGCAAATCCACGATCGCCGCCGGCATCATGCTCACGGCATTGATCCTGAACTGGCGGCCATCGGGTGAGTTCATCATTCTGGCGCCGACCAAGGAAATCGCTGACAACTCCTATATCCCGATCCGCGACATGGTGCGGGCCGATGAGGAGCTCGACGCTCTGCTCAAGGTGCAGGATCACCTGCGCACGGTCACTCACCGGCAGACCAATGCCACCCTCAAAGTGGTAGCCGCCGATAGCGAAACGGTGTCCGGCAAGAAGGCCATCGGCGTGTTCGTCGATGAACTGTGGGTGTTCGGCAAGCGTGCCAACGCCGAGGCGATGCTGCGTGAAGCCACTGGCGGCCTGGCGTCTCGACCTGAGGGATTCATCATCTGGGCTACAACCCAGTCCGATGCGCCGCCTGCCGGCGTGTTCCGTCAAAAGCTGCTGTATGCCCGCAAGGTGCGCGACGGCGAGATCGTCGACAAGTCGTTCCTGCCGGTACTGTACGAATTCCCGAAGGCGATGCTCGACGCAGGCGCGCACCGCGACTTCTCCAACGCCTACATCACCAACCCGAACTTGGGGCTGTCGGTGGACGAACCGTTTATCGAGCGGGGCTATGCCCAGGCGCAGATGGATGGTGAGGAGTCGTTCCGCGGTTTCCTGGCCAAGCACCTCAACGTCGAGATCGGCTTGGCACTGTTGTCGGACCGCTGGGCCGGAGCGGACTACTGGGAGCAGCAAGTTTCAAATAGCTGTCGAACGCTGGAGGATCTGATCGAGCGCTGCGAAGTGATCGATATCGGCATTGACGGCGGCGGGCTCGACGACCTGCTCGGCTTCGCTGCCGTAGGGCGTGAGCGGGATAGCCGGCGCTGGCTGACGTGGACGCATGCATGGGCGCATCCGTCCGTGCTCGAGCGGCGCAAGGCAGAGGCTCCGCGTATTCGCGACTTCGCCAACGATGGCCACCTCACCTTGGTAGAGCGCATCGGTGATGACGTTGATCAGATTGCCGAGTTGGTCGCCCAGGTGGAGGAGGCCGGCCTGCTGGACCAGGTGGGACTCGATCCGGTGGGTATCGGCGCGATCCTTGATGCGCTGGAAGCGCGTGGCATACCCCGCGAGAAGATTGGCGGCGTCAAGCAGGGCTACACGCTGGGCGGGGCTATCAAGACCGCCGAGCGCAAGCTGGCCGAAGGCGGCCTGTGGCATGGCGGCCAACCGATGATGGCCTGGTGCTGCGGTAACGCCAGGGTCGAACCGCGCGGCAACGCAATCCTCATCACCAAGCAGGCTAGCGGCTCGGCAAAGATCGACCCGCTGATGGCCTTGTTCAACGCCGTGACGCTCCTGGCCCTCAATCCTGAGGCGCAGGGCGGCATGGCTGACTATCTCGAAAACGGGTTCTTTGACCTCATAGGCTGACCATGGCATTCAAATGGTACAACCCCACAACCTGGGACTTCTTCAGCTACACCGATCCGGTCACGGGTAACAATGTTGAGGTTGATCTAGAGGTCGGCGGCAAGCGCACCAAGGCGGGCGTAAAGGTCAGCGCCAAGACAGCGTTGTCGATCAGTATGGTCTGGTCCTGCGTCAAGATCCTTTCCGAGTCACTGAGCGGTTTGCCGCTGAAGCTGTACGACGACAAGGATGGTGTTCGGGCTCTGGTTACCGGCAATGACCGCATGCTTAAGCTGCTGCGCAAGCCAAACCCCTACATGACTAAGCTGAATTTTCTGAAATTCGTGGTCGTGAACATGGCTCTGCGTGGCAACGCCTTCGCCTTGATCGAGCGAAACATCCACGGCGATCCGATTGGTCTGGTTCCTCTGGATGGCCGGACGGTGAAGATCGACACAGAGGACGACTTGATCTACCTCGTCACACCCAGTGAGGGGGACCCGTTCCCGGTATCTCCGGAGAGCATGCTGCACTTCAAACTGTTCAGCCTGGATGGTGTTGTCGGACTGTCTCCAATTGAGCACCAGGCCGAGACAATGGGGCTCGCGAAGGCTGGTCAGCAATGGTCGGCGCGCTTCATGCGCAAGGGCGGCTTCACCGGCGGCTACGTCATCTACGAGCAGTTCCTTACCAAAGCCCAGCAAGCCCAGGTGATGGAGAAGTTTCCCGACGTGCGCAAGGCCGACGTCGATGACATCGGCAAGATGGCCATCCTCCAAGGAAACCCGAAGATCGTCCCGGCCGGCATCAGCCAGAAGGATGCGCAGTTCATCGAGTCGCAGCAGTTTCAGGAGGAAGCCCTGGCTGGCATCTATGGCGTGCCGCTGTGGCTGGCCAACCGCGCGGGCAAGACCTCGATCATGGGTTCAAACCTTGAGCAGCAGCTTACCGGGTTCATCACTTTCGGCCTCAAGCCCTACATCGACGCGGTCGAGGACGAGCTCAACGACAAGTTGTACCGGGTGAAAGCTCGTTTCTCCGAGTTTGCCGTGGAGGGTCTGCTGCGTGCTGATAGCGCAGGCCGGGCCACCTATTACGGAAGTGCTCTCGGCGGCTCCGGCGGTTCCGGGTGGATGACCATCAACGAAGTCCGCGAGAAAGAAAACCTGCCTCCCCTGGAAGGCGACGAATACAACCGGGTCACCCGGTGGGAGATGGAAAAGAATGGCCAACCTTGAATGCCCGTTCGAACTCAAGGCCGTTGACGAAGCCGGCAACTTCGAGGGCTACGCCGCAGTATTCAACAACGTTGACCTGGGCGACGACGTGATCGTGCCAAGGGCCTTCACACGGGTGAAGGCTACCCGGGGTGGCAAGCTCAAGCTCGCTCTGTATCACGACCTGACCCGCTTGGTCGGCGCGGCCGACTACACGCAGGACGACCACGGACTGCTGTTGAAGGGCCAGGTCAACCTCAACGTCAGTTATGCCCGTGACGCGTACGAGCTAATGAAGGCCGAAGTACTCGACAGCATGTCAATCGGCTTCAACACCATCAAGGCGGATTTCGAGGAGCGGGCCGGCCGGCGCGTGCGGGTCATCAAGGAGGCCGAATTGTGGGAAGCCTCCTTTGTCCCGTTCGGCATGAACCCAGAGGCACAAGTCCTCAGCGTCAAGTCAGACATCAGGCTTTTCGAGAAGGCCCTGCGCGAACGCATGGGTCTTTCGCAGAAGGAAGCGGCAGCAGTCGCTTCGCTCGGCTACACCGCACTACGCCGTGATGGCGGGAGTGAGGCCACGGCGATCGTGGATGAGCTGAAAGACATTTCCAACCTGTTCACCCACCATTTCGGAGTATCGCCATGAGCGAAGTGAAAGAACTGAAGGACACCCTGGAGCTGCAACTGAAGACTGGCTTCGATGGCCTGCAGAAGAAGTACGATGCGGCCATGGATGAGGTTCAGAAAGGGAACCAGGTCACCACTGACCTGAAAAAGCAGATCGAAGACCAGAAGGGCGAGCTGCAAAAGGTCATCGACCAGGTAGTGGACCTGGAGCAGAAGGGCGTCAAGCTTCGCGGCCTGCCGAGCGAAGGCAAAAGCTTCATCGACATGATCCAGGGCGACGACAGCTACAAGGCGCTCAATCAGAAGAACGCCGCGCTGGCTCAGCTCGAGGTCACCAAGTCCGACCTCGCCAGCATGAAAGAAATGAAGGTCACCAGTGCTGGCATCGTCGCTCCTGTCTATGACCCGGTAATTCAGCCTGGCATCCGCCAGGAGCTGCGCATTCGCGACCTGCTGACCGTCATCCCGGTGGCAGCGCAGGAGTACACCTACTTCCGCGAGTTGCTGCACACCACCGGTGCCGCGCCAGTGGCGGAAGGTGGCCTGAAGCCAACTAGCAACGTGACCTTCGAGCGTGTCACTGATCGCGTTAAGAAACTGGCGGTATGGATGCCGGTCACCGACGAGGCCCTGGACGACGTACCTCAGATGTTCGCCTACCTGCAGCAGCTGCTGCGCTACGACCTGAAGCTGGAGGAAGAGGCGCAGATCCTCAAAGGTGACGGTGCCGGCGAGAATCTGAACGGGCTGATGACCCAGGCAACCGCCTACGACACTGCCCTGAGCAAGGCTGGCGATACCCCCATCGATCTGTCTCGACGCGCCATCTACCAGGTGCGCAAACAGTCGAAGATGTCCGCCGACGGCATGGTCATGACCGAGCTGGATTGGATGAACATCGAGCTGCAGAAGGACGGTGAAAACCGCTACCTGTTCGCCAACTTGCAGGGTCTGGTCACTCCGATCCTGTGGGGCCGCCCGGTGATCACCTCTGACAGCATGGACGAAGGCGATGAGGACACCGGGGGTGAGTTCCTGGTAGCGAACTTCGCGCGCTCCACCACTCTGTTCGATCGCCTGACTTTCCTGTTCAAGATGGGCCTGATCAATGACCAGTTCATCCGAAACGAACGGGCGCTCTTGGTCGAGGAGCGACTGGGTCTTGGCGTGAGGCAGAAAAAGGCTCTGGTTAAGGGCCGATTCCTGCCCGCTGCGTAAGTAGCCCTCACTGAAGGCCGGCACTCCGCCGGCCTTATCGCTTCTGGAGGTAGCATGAAAATCAAAATTCTGTGGGGTTTCGTCGGCAACGGTGCGTTGCTGGGGGCAGCCGTGAACAAGGTCAAGGCCGGCGAGGTCTTCGATGATGCCGATGATGAATATGCGCACACCCTGATCGGTAAGGGACTGGCCGTCGAGGTTGGCGCCAATGGTAAACCCCGCGTGGCGAAACCCCAGGAAAGCAAGCCAGCTGCGCCCAAGGAAGACAAGGCTGCTGCTGAGAAAGCCGCTGCCGAGAAGGCTGCTGCGGAAAAAGCGGCAGCAGAAAAGGAAGCGGCCGAGAAAGCCGAAGCCGAAAAGGCGGCGGCAGAGAAGGAAGCTGCCGATAAGGCCGCTGCCGAGGCCAAGTAAATGCTCGACCTGGCC